CCAGGTCAAGGACCGACAGTGTTTGGACAAAAAACATTACAAACCAAACCATCAGCACTTGATAGGATTAATGTTCGTAGATTGTTAATTAATCTGAAGAAGTTTATTGCTTCAACATCTAAATTCTTGGTGTTTGAACAGAATACAACCGCAACAAGAAATCGTTTCTTGAATACGGTTAATCCATATCTTGAAAATGTACAATCCAATAGTGGTTTGAATGCTTTTAGAGTAGTGATGGATGATTCTAACAACACACCAGATGAAATAGATAGAAATAGGTTAGTTGGACAGATATTTGTTCAACCTACAAGAACTGCTGAGTTCATTGTATTGGACTTTGTTGTTCAACCTACTGGAGCAACCTTTCCAGAATAATAAAATATCTTTATAAGATAACTAAAAGCCCCAGTTTTTACTGGGGTTTTTTGTTTTTATAATAACTTCAAAAAAACTTCAAAAGGATATTATTAATATAAGCGCAATTTTTCATTACCGTTATATTTATTACTGAAAAGAAATCTTATTTAGGAGAAGAAAAGATGCCTGAGTTAATTGACGCAACTGAAATAATGTTTACCCCATTTGAACCGAAAACGAAAAATCGGTATGTCATGTATATAGAAGGTATTCCTGCATACTTGATTAAAACAGCTAGTAGGCCTCAAATAACATTTGAAGAAATAGTATTAGATCATATTAATGTAAAGAGATATATTAAGGGTAAAGGTGAGTGGCAACCCTTATCAGTTACTTTATATGATCCAGTAGTTCCTTCAGCAGCACAAGCATGTATGGAATGGGTGAGATTATCCCACGAATCAGTAACAGGTCGTGATGGATATTCAGATTTTTATAAAAAAGATGTATCTTTTAATTTATTAGGACCAGTTGGTGATGTAGTAGAAGAATGGACATTAAAAGGAGCATGGGTACAAGATGCAAACTTTAATGATTTGGATTTTGCAAATGGATCGGATCCAGTAGATATTGAGTTATCACTTAGATACGATTACGCAATATTACAATTCTAATTAATTAAAAATTAATAATAACGGAGAATAAAAATGAGTGAATGGATAGCAGCAAATTGGGAATATGTTTTAGTTGGTATTTACGCAATTGAAAAAATTGTGAAACTCACACCAACAAAATATGACGATATTCTTTTCGATATGATTCTTAAACCAATCAAAGAGAAATTCGCACCAAAAAAATAATTTGTTATTTCGAACAAAACAGTTATATTAATAATTGGTTATTAAAAATTAATCACAAAGGAGTCATTTATGGCTGATTACAAATTCCCTACAGAGATGGTAGAGTTACCGTCTAAAGGGTATTTCTACTTCGAGGGTCATCCACTTTCAAGTGGCAAAGTAGAAGTAAAATATATGACCGCGAGAGAAGAAGATATTCTTACTTCTCAAAATCTAATACAACAAGGTACTGTAATTGATAAATTATTGGAATCATTAGTAGTAGATAAGTCAATTAAACTTGATGATATGTTGATTGGTGATAAGAATGCGATAATGGTAGCTGCTCGTATTCTTGGTTATGGTAAAGAATACACATTTACTTATGATGATGTAGAACAATCAGTAGATTTAACAAAACTTGAACCAGTAGAAATTAAATTTTCTAAGTTTAAAAAAGGTGTTAATGAATTTAACTTTAAATTACCGACTACAGAAAGAGAAGTTACATTTAAATTATTAAATGGTAAAGATGAGAAAGATATAGAATCAGAAATTAACGCAAAACAAAAAATATCAAAAACTCAAAGTTCTGAACTTACTACTCGATTAAAACAAATGATACTTTCAGTCGATGGTAAATCTGAAAAATCATATATAAATAATTTTGTTGACAATGAGTTCTTATCACGAGATTCACTAGCATTCAGACAATATTTATCAACAATTACACCTGATGTTGATATGAGAGTTGAGATATCAGATTCTAATGATAAGAAAGTAGAGGTGACGGTTCCAATAACCGTACGATTTTTTTGGCCTTCCGCCTGAGTATAAACTTCAAATACACGAAGAAATATTTCAACTAATATTACATTCTAAAGGTGGTTTCACTTTTAGTGATGCATACAACCTACCAATATATCTTCGAACATTCTATCTAAAACGACTACAAACTTTCTATAAGAAAGAAGCAGACGAATTACAGAAAGAAATGAATAAACATAAATCATCACATAGAAAGTAATTTTTTATATAATTGATATTTATTATTGAGTTACAACACTTAATATTATTCGGAGACTTAAATGCCTAAATATATAATAAAAGAAAAAGAAGGTTTAGTTGGTAAATTAATTGGAGCTGTATTTGGTTCTGTTGCTAAACAGGCTAAATCTAAAGCTTTAAAAGATTTATCCGCAAAAGACCCCGAGTTTGCAATGAAAGTCAAAGAATTAGAAAAACAACGTAAAGATATGGAATCCTATATCAAAAAAAACAAAAAAAAGTTACAAAAACGTTACCCTGGAGTATCAGGATTTTAATAAAATCTAAAAGGATATAAAATGGCCGCAAAACCCGGTAGACCATATAAAAATCAAGCTGAAGACTTATCATCGATAGTAAATCTTGAAGAAAAAATAGTACAACTTGGTAAGGAAAACTTTGGTGCAATTAACAGATTACTTGGAGTCACTACTGATTTAGCTAAAGTTAATAAAACTATTACTGAAGAGGGTAAACTTCAAAAAGGAATATCTAAAGACAACGCTAAAGAATTAATTAGACAGTTAGAAGCTAGTGAAGAAACCAGAGACGCTATAAGAGATAGTGCACCTGGAGCTTTCAACTTGGCATCTAGCGCTAAAAAAGGTTATGATAATTTTAAATTAATGGCGGGTTCGGCTCTTGGTATAGTTGGTATAGTTTTAGCAATTGGAAAAGCATTCTTAGAGTTTCAAAAACAAGTTACTGATACAAGAAAAGAATTAGGTGTTTCATATGGTCAAGCTGTTGCTATAACTGCTCAAAATAAAGTATTAGCTCAAGTAGCAAAAGGTTATGGACTTGATATATCAGACATACAATCCGCTCAAGCGGCAATACGAAATGATTTAGGTGCGAGTGTACAAGAATCAGTAAAACTTAGTTTAAACTTTGCAAGAACAGCCGCTGCAACTGGTCAAACATCTGATGAGTTAACAGGTACACTTTCTATAATGGAATCAATATCATCCGCTAGTAGAGATGTATTGTTAAATCAAATTAGAACAAATGCAGCAATAATTGGTCAAGCTGGAGTATCACCTGCCCTTGTAATGAAAGACCTTGCTCAAAACGCTGAGTTTTTCGCTCAATTTGCAAAAGATGGTGGTGGTAATATAATACAAGCTGGAATAGCTGCAAGAAAACTTGGTTTAGAGATGAGTGCTGTAGCTGGTATATCAGAATCATTACTTAATTTTGAATCTTCTATAGAAAACCAAATGACCGCATCACTATTACTTGGTAGACAAATAAACCTTGATAAAGCTCGTCAGTTAGCACTATCAGGTGACCAAGAAGGTGTAATGAAAGAAATTCTTAAAGCAGTAGGTGGTGAAGCTGAATTTAATAGAATGAATGTTATACAGAGAAAAGCATTAGCAGAGAGTGTTGGTGTGAATGTAGAACAACTTTCAAGACTTGTGAGAAACAATACAGCAGGTGCAACAGGCGCAGCAGCAGGAGCAGCTATGGGTGGTGGTGGTAATCCTTTGTTAGGTCCAACTGTAGAGATTAGAGATGGTATCAATAGATTAAATAGAACAATTGGTGATAGATAATGGGATTAGTAGATTTAAAATCAAATTTAGGAAAACTACGAGTTATACCAGCAGGCCCAACACCTGAAGACTCAATAGACCCAGACCCAGTAATAATTAATCCACTGAAGTCAAATTCAAATTTTCCATATGTGAACAACATAGTAGATTCTACAAAAACACCTACACCTATTGAAATATTACATAATAACGAATCATCATTAACTAATAAATTCCCATTAGCAGAATATTACGCACAAGCAAAAGGTTCAGGTA